CTTCTACTCTGTACCCCAAAGCTTCATTCTTCTCTTTATCCATTACTTCTTTGATATCACCGATGACTGTTTCACCAGTTTCCAATACCAATAATTTAATACTCATTTTACTTGTTCCACATGTGTTATAATTGTACAGTATAACCCGTCTTATGTCAAGTTGTCGTATGACGATAAATATGTTATACTAGAGTTATTTAGATCTGAAAAAATGAGCGAATCTGGAAAAGGCTTTGCGGATACTACACCAAAAGAGATATCCCCTGATGTAATATATGTCGATGAGAATGCGAAGCCTGTATCATACGGGCATAAAACACCTGTTCTAATAGAGCACCCTGATAGAGAGAAACCACTTTTGTTATCGGAGATTCCTTTATACGAAATAGTTCAAGAAATTGAACAGAAGCATGGTCATGAATTGAATATGGTGATAGAAGCTTTCCTAAGAGATCAGAAACCAGAATACGATCATATTCGTGATAGTGAGATTTTAGAACATGGTCAACTAACTGCTGCTGAAGTCTATTGGTACTGTGAGTTCCAAGAACAGAAAAAAGTTTTCGAGCATATTGCCCAAGTTAAACAATGGTTTCTAGAAGAAGTAGAATACAATCCCGAAATCCCATACACAATTGAATAATGGTTTACTCTAAAAGCTTTAGACCAGATGCTAAGGAATTTGAAGATGAGTTAGTGATACACGAGATGTTTCCTAAAGTTGTCTGTCGCCATGATAATATAGGTCTGGATTTGATTCCAGACATGCTTGAGATGGTGGAAGAATTTAGAGATCAGACTGCTGGTAATAAAACTCTTTATGTAAATTCAACTCACAGCACTATAGAAACTCTTCATAGACTACCTGTATTCAAAGATCTAGCAGCAGAAATTATTAGGGTTGCTAGGGGATTTATGGTTGAATATGGTTATGCTAACCATAGAGCAAGTGATTTGTTCATGGCTGGTATGTGGTTTAATCATTCAACTAAAGGAAATTTTATATTCCCTCACATTCATCATGGAGGATTTCTTTCATGTGCTTATTACTTAAAAGCAGATCCAGAAAAACATGAAGTTCTTTTTCATGACTTTCATAAGAATATTCAGGAAGAACCAGCCGAGTTTAATGCTAGGAATTCAGAAGTCTTTGCTATACCATGTAAACCTGGTAGACTTGTAATATTTCATTCGGATCAACCTCATGGTGTTCCATTACAAGTACATGAAGACGAAAAGATCGTTGTAGCAGCTAATATGATATTGAAAAATGTACCTAAACACGAAGGTAGAATGGCTTGAAGCTAAATACCATTAGGAAACTATTGGTATTCGTATGGCTGCTCCTAGCACGAAGGCTGAGTTTAAAGATTACTGTCTGAGACAGTTAGGTGCTCCAGTCTTAGAAATTAATTTAGATGATGATCAGATTGATGATCGGATAGATGATGCTCTCCAATATTTCCATGAGAGGCATTATGATGGATCTGAGAAGATGTATCTTAAGCATAAGTTTACAGAAGCAGACGTAACTAGATTCAACGAGCAGAACGAAGTTCAGTCTACTACTGATCCAGACGGAGCAGCTTGGGAGAATAGAAAGAATTTTTTAGAGATACCAGAACATGTATTTGGTGTCTCTAAAGTTTATGGTATCAGTTCAAGCTTTGTTCGTAATAGTTTGTTTGGACTAAACAACCAGTATTATTTGATGGACTTGTTTTCCTATACGTCAGGAACAGGTCTTGCTTTTGGTGGTGTTGATATGGTCAACTACTACATGGTTAAGCAACACTTCGAGACCATTGATATGATTATCAATACAGGATCTTTAGTAAGTTACAGATTTAATACCAGAGCAGACAGACTGTATATTGATATTGATCCAGATAGAATAGTTAAGGATCAGATGCTGATTATAGATTGTGAGAGAGCATTAGATCCAGCAACATATACACAGGTCTGGGATGACTATTTCCTTAAGAAGTATGCTACTTCTTTACTTAAAAAACAGTGGGGTCAGAACTTAATTAAGTTTAATGGAGTTCAACTTCCTGGTGGAGTAAGTATAAATGGTATGCAAATATACAAAGAAGCATGTGAAGAAATTGATGAGCTTATGGAGAAGTCCATCAGCACATTTGAGTTACCACCTATGGATATGATAGGATGAAGAAGGTATACTTTCCTCAACACGGTGGTGTTACCACCGAACAGAATCTAGTACAGGACTTGGTTGATGAACAAATCAAGTTGTTTGGTACTGATGTTTACTATATTCCTAGGAGTATGCTTAGGGATAAGACTCTTGGTGAGGTGGTACATTCTGAGTATAACCAAGCATATATGATAGAGATGCTACTGGTTAATGTTGAGGGGTTTGGATCTCCATCTGAATTCATCAGTCAGTTTGGTGTAAGGATCACTGATGAGATTAAGTTCATTCTCTCTAAGAGAAGGTGGGAACAGTCTGTAGTACCTTCTGTAGGTCTTACTATTACTGATAGACCTAATGAAGGAGACTTAATATATTACCCATTAACAGAGAACGCATACGAGATTAAGTTTGTTGAGAGAGAAACTCCTTTCTATCAGTTAGGAAAACTCTATTACTATGAGATCACTGCTGAGATCTATGAGCAGGGTTCTGATGAGTTTGATACTGGTATAGCAGAGATTGATGAGATAGAGTTAGAGAACACATATGTTACTACACTATCTCTAAGTGCACCACGTACCACTGCTACTATGACTGGTACATTGCAAGGTGGTAATTTGAATAGTGTTACAATTGATGGTGGTGGTAGTGGATATAGGTCTGCACCTTTGATTGCAGTTTCAGATCCACCTGATGTTGCTGGAGGTGATATAGTTGCTACTGTAGAATGTACTGTTTTAAATGGTACTGTTAATACTGTTACTATTACTGATCCTGGTACTGGATATACTACTGCACCTACAATAACTGTTGCTGCACCTGCCTTATCTGTTGATTTCCAAGCAAGAGAATATATTGTTGCTGGTAACTTCCAGAATCAAGGTGGTGATAGGATATGGGCATCTCAAGGTGATGGTACTATCTTTGTAGAACATGCTGCTAGTTTTGATCCTATCTTTGCTACAACAACTTTAGTTAAATATTTCTTCTGGAATTTTGAAGATCTTAGATTAAAGTATCGTTACACATATACTGGTGAGACTCCAACAACAACTAAGGGTGAGTTCTACTATGATGCTGCTAATAGCAGATATGTTATTAATGCTTATGAGACTACAACTACTAGTGGTCAGAGAGCTCAGTTGTTTGATCTTGCTACCAATACTATAGGTGAGGTTTCTGGTTGGAATGGAGGAACCTTAGAGCTTGCTATGATGAATAAGTCTGGTGACTTCCTAGATGGTGACTTGATTAGAGGGGTAGATTCTAATGCCCTATATACATTAGGATCCTTTAGTACGATTGATAATACTAATTCTGAGTATGATCAGAATAAGGCAATTGAAACAGGTGCTGATGAATTAATTGATTGGGGTGAAGAAAACCCCTTTGGTGAATTTGGTAATTTTACAGGTAGCTTCTGATGTTAGGAACACACTTTTATAACGAAACAATTCGTAGAACCGTTATAGGGTTCGGTACTCTCTTTAATAACATTGAGATTAAAAAGAAAGACCCACTCAACAATGAGGTAATAGAAACTGAGAAAGTAGCATTAGGTTATGGTCCTAAGAATAAGTTTCTTTATCGTTTATTTGAAAACCCTAAGACCCAAAAGGTTGCTATTACTATGCCTCGAATGTATTTCGAGATGACTGGTATTGATTATGATTCAGCAAGAAAGACTAGTCCAGTAAGAAAATATAAAAATGTTGTACAGGGTGATGGTAAGGAGGTAAGAGTACAGTATGTACCAGTACCATACACTCTAGGATTTGAACTTGGAATACTATCTAAGGACCAGGATACAGGATTACAAATACTCGAACAGATATTACCATACTTCCAACCAGCTTTTAATATCACTCTGAACATGGTTCCTGATATGAGTGAGAAGAAAGATGTTGCTATCACTCTTAACTCAATCAACATGGAAGATGAGTGGGATGATAGTTTCTTAGAACGTAGGTTGGTAGTATACACATTACAATTTACTGCTAAGACATTCCTATATGGTCCTTACAACAAGGCAGATATTATTCGTAAGGCAACTGTATATGAGTCTATTGGTGATAAGGCAGTTGGTAGACGTGCTGTTAAGATGGAATATACACCTAAAGCTAAGACAGATAAGAATCTAGATGGACAGGTTGATGCTAATGATGATATACTAGTAACACCTGATGATGATTTTGGATTTAATAGTGGGTTTGAAATATTATGAGCGATCAAATATTTGAAAAGAATATGGAAGAGATCTTTGATGTTGAAGTATCTGATACACCCGAAGGTGGTTGTGCTAAACGCAAGGATCAAATCAGAGATGTCTCAGAGGACAGGGACAAAGACTATGAATATACCAGAGGGGAATTGTATAGTCTCATAGATCAAGGTCAGGAGGCAGTCAGAGGGGCGTTAGAGG